TCAACGACGCAGGCGGCGATCCAATGGGCGTCGAAAACCGCCACAACATGACGGCAATCAACCGGCACCTGGAAGAACTTCTCCCAGGCTTTGTGCTTGCCCCAAAAGCAGCAACCGAATTCATGTGGTTGCATGGGGGAAATGTAGCGCCCTCGCTCAATGATGAACCCACCCTTGGCAGAATCGGGGACCGCGCAGCAGCGGAAGCCTATCGCGCTATGCTGGCCCGCAGGCCGCATAGACCCGATCAAATTGAGCATTTTCCGCTTCCCAAGCGATGGGCAAATGCGGACCCAAACGAATGGCCAAAGGACCCCACGCCAGAAGATTGGTGGCAGCAAAACAGCAAGCCAAAACAGCAAAAGAAAAGGGGCGCCGCATGACTCACCCCGGCAACGGCCGCATCGTCTTCACGCCGGAACGATGCGCGGCACTGATTATCAAAACAAAAGAGGGAAACAAACTGATGAAGATATCAGTTATGGAAATCACGCCCGATCTTGCGGCGGAATTTCTCAAGCGCAACACGGGCAATCGCGCCATTCGCAAAAGGGCGGTTGATCAATATGCGGATGATCTTCGGCGCGGAAATTGGAAATTGACGCATCAGGGCGTTGCCGTATCCTTAGACGGCAGGCTTTTGGATGGACAACACCGCCTTTCCGCCATTGTTCAATCTGGCGTTGCAGCGCAAATGGTTGTTGCGCTTGACGTGCCAGAGAATGCTTATCTGGTGATAGATCGCGGCAAACCCAGACTACTTGCTGACGCGCTGCACGAGGATCGGCGGATAGTTGATCCGTGCGCTTATATCTGCCGATTGCATAACAATTTTGGTAGCGTCGAACCGCATCAGGCAAAAGACGTTTTGCTCAATGTGGGGCCGGCAATTTCTGAGGTAGTGGCCGCTTGTGGACATACCGCGAAGGGCAGAACTGCGGCAGCGATCAAAGCCGCCGTCGCTTTACTTTTGATGGAATGGCACAGAAGCCCTCACAAAGGGTATATTCTTGATCAATGGCGGGCATTTGTTCTGTCAGACTTTGACACTATGTCGCCTGCCATCAAAGCGTTTTATCGTCAAATTGTGGACGACCCACAAAGAAGCGGAGATAGTGTAAGCCAAAATAATCGCGCGACGCGCGCGTGGGTAGCATTTCACCCAGAAAAATACGCGCTAACGAAGATCATTGTTCGGGACATCGAAAAGCATCTCAATGAGATGCGGGCCGTGTGGCGCCCAACATGGTCGAAAACATCATGAGGACTCACCCCGGCAACGGCCGCATCGTCTTCACGCCGGAACGATGCGCGGCACTGGCAGAAGATTGGGAAGCTGGCGTTGACGCCAGCGCCATCATGGAACGGCTGAACACCATGCCCTGCGCCTACCCCGTTTTCAGCCCGATTGCGGTCATGGACAAGGCCCGCGCGCTTGGGCTCAAACGGCCCGAAGGCTGGATGCGCGCCAAAAGACAAACTGCCAAACCAAAAACCTGGACGAATGAACGCCGGGACCTGCTGCACAACCTGGTCAACCTGATACCGGATGATGATTTGCTGGAAAGGCTGAACGCCCTGCCCGGCCCGGCAGTGCGCAACCGGCGATCCATGCGGGACAAAGCTCAGGAACTTGGCTATTTGGCCGAACGCCCCCGCAAATCCGGCCCCAATCAAGGCACCTGGACAGAATTGCGGACATCCTTTCTGCGCGAAAACTACGGACGCATCCCGCCGGCGGAATTACTTGTCGCGCTGCAATACATGCCCGGCCCGGCCATCGGCAGCCTGAAAACCGTGCGCAGCGCCGCAGTGCGGCTGGGTATCAAAAGCGCGGGGCTGGTCAGGAAACCACCCCCACCTCGCGCACCCCGCGCAGCCAGGCCACGCCCCACGCTGGCCACCAGCACACCCGAACCCGCCCCGCGACCCCTGACGGCTGAGGAACAGGATGCGATTATTCTGGACAAACTCGCGCGCATCGAAGCGCAAGCGATGAAGCTGTTCAGCCGCCGCGAAAGCCCCGCGACAGTAAGCGGATCACTGAAAATCCCGCTGCGCGAAGCCTTTCGCCTGCAAGCGATGCACCGCGAACAACAGAAGGAAGCCGCGTGATGGGTGACACCCCCAGCTTCATGATTCTCTACACCGTCAGCGCTTCCAACAATATCGTGAAGAAGGAAGGCTCAACGATTGAGATAACCCCAACCACAGATTACGCGCTGCTGGAACCGCGCATCCAACACGAAGCGATCCGCGCCAGCATAACAGAGCTTCGGCGGATCGAAAAGATATGGGCGCGCAAAGTCAAAGAAAGCTTCAAGCCATGACTGACCGCATCTACGCTTCGATTACCCAGGAAGCCCTTGCCGTGGCCGACACGGAAGCGGCGCTATGGATGCGATCTGCAACAGGGAGACGGCGCGCGGTGCCTGAGCATGAGGTGCCGAACATGGTTCGCAGCATTATCGTCGCATACCTCACACACGTTGCGCTGCATGGGGTGAAGCCGTGAGCAAAATCGTGGAAATGCAAAACCTTGGGCGCGTGGAGCAGACCGGCGCACACAAGCGCGCATCTGCAGCCGTGGTGGTCTGCTTTGTCGAAGACGGGCCAAGCTTTATCGCGATCAATTTGAAAACACCACCGGGGCAATTCAACGCGGCACAAGCGCGCGAGTTGGCCGCGCGGCTTTGCAAGGGGGCTGACATTCTTGATGCAGCCGAGGTGAAGCCATGACTGATCGCCTTCTCACCCGCCCCCAGGTTGCTGACCGCTTCCAAATTACCGCCCGTCACTTGGCAGATTTGGAGAAAGAGCATTCAATCCCCATCCTCAAGGCTGGCCGAGCGGTGCGGTATGACACCGCCGCCATCCTGCAACTGGAAGCCGCGATCAGATGCCCCTCACGCTCTTCCGCCACGGCGCCACAGGCGCTTGGCAAATCGCCGGGACCGTTGCCGGGCAGCGCATCCGGCAATCTGCGCGGACGTCTGACCGCAGGCTCGCGGAAGAAGCCAGGGCCGAACTTGAAGCCAGCCTGTACCGTAGTGCCGTTTACGGCGCGCGGGCGGTCGTAACCTGGGACCAGGCCGTCAATTCCTATCTGGACGCAGCGCAGCGTAGCGCCGCGGAAAATGCGCGGTTGCTGCGCCTGCTGGATAGCCTGACAGGCAAGCGCCTTTCAGACATCAGCCAAGCCACCATAGACCGTGTGATCCAGGCCCGGTGCCGCCCAGGCGCGCAGCCCGCCACCAAGCTGCGGGAAGTGATCACGCCGATCCGCGCCGTGCTGGCCCATGCCGCCCGGCGGCAATGGTGTGATATGCCGAACTTCGAAGCGCCGAAGGGCGCCAGCGGCGTCAAGCGCACGCGATGGCTCACCCCAGCCGAGGCCGATGCCCTCACCGCCGCCGCCGCGCCGCATTTGGCGCCGCTGATCCTGTTCCTGCTTGGCACCGGCGCGCGCCTGAGCGAAGCGCTGGCGCTGCAATGGGCCGATCTGGACCTGACACATGGCCGCGCGCTGCTGCGCGATACCAAACAGGGCAGGGACCGCGTGGCAAGCCTGCCGCCGCGCGCCGTGGCAGCCTTGGCCAATCTGCCGCACCGGGAAGGGCACGTCTTCCGCCCGCCGGCCAAGAAGCGCGGCAAGCAGCCGCTGGCCTATGCCGACACGGGCGGGCTTTATGGCGGGCAAATCGCCAGCGCCTGGCGCGGCGCATGCAAGCGCGCCGGCATAGCCGATGCCTCGCCGCACACGCTCCGCCACACCTGGGCGAGCTGGCATTACGCGATGCACCGGGATCTGATGCGGCTGAAATCGGATGGGGATTGGAGCACAGTGAGCCAGACCGAGCGCTATACGAAGCTGGTGCCGAGCACCATGGCTGCGGAGATTCGGAAATTCTTGGGGCTGAACAAGCCCAGCAAACGCGCTGCGGCGTGAAAGGAAAAACGATGAGTGATTCGTTTGAAAAACCAAAAGACCCAACACAGCAAGTCATAACATTTGGAAAGCATCAAGGGCTAACCGTGGCCGAACTGCTACACAATCACAAAGGCTATGTAGAGTGGCTGACGGGTCAAAGCTGGTTGGCTGAGCGCTTTTCAGATCTTCATGCCGCCCTTTTAAGTCGCGGAGCCCCGACAGACGAAACCCCAGAACACAATAAAATCCAGGCCCGCTTCCTTGAGCCATTGTTTTGCGAGGCGCTCCTAAAGCTTATTTTGCCGGGCCTGAAAAGCTGGAAAAAATTTTTAGAGGAACACTGGGAGGAGCATGCAGGCAGGCGCCTCTGTTATCCAAAACCCAAAGAAAATGAAAGCCCAACATTGCAATCAAAAGTTCTTTTTGAAAAAAAAGGAATTGATGTCTTTATCGATTATTGGCTTGATTTAACTGGACTTTTTGAAGAAAAACATGAGCTTTGCAACAGAATCAAGGAAGGCTCACTTGGAATCGAGATAAAGCCGTCACTCGGCGATGATTTCCCCACGGTGCTGCGACAAATGGAGCGCTTAGGCGTTCGAACTTGCCTTGCGGAACACTACACTGGACGGGGCGCATCTGAGCCCATCGTCAAAAAAATGTTTGAAGCGAACGGGTATGACCTGATTTTCGTGCGCGAGGTTGAGGCGGAAATGCTCAACCTACGCGCGCCACCCGGGGATTGATTGCTTACTGCAGCCTGATCGGCACCACCCGGCATATGTCAGAAACTTGCCACTGTTCCGTTCTTGTTCATGCCTTTTAGTGCCATTCTGTTCCTGTTGGCCGCAAAAATATCAGCGCTAAGCCCTTGAAATCATGGTGCTGTTGGAGAGGATTGAACTCTCGACCTCTCCCTTACCAAGGGCGCGACCTACCCTGAATTGCCGCGCAAAATCAATGCGTTAATCGCCATCACTCCGCCCGCGTGTCAATTTCCTGCCAGCGCCACCATTTTTCCAGCATCAGGAAAATGGTGCCGGCATGTTTTTTCTGTTGACGCGCGATACACCGAGCGTGTATAGAATGTGCATCGCAGCGGAATGGTCCGCCGCATGAGGGGATAGCCCAGATGATCACCGAATTTCTTATCTGCGACGCCGTGACAAACGAGAAGACATGGGTGGCCGCGACAAGCCTTCGCGAAGCCCTGATCAAGCGCGAGAATGAGCTTCGCGCGGCGGCGACAACTAAAACCGACTGGCGCCGCGCCGGGAAGCCGGCCCTGCCTGCCCAGACCAAAGCCAGCCACTATTCGCAGGGCGACACGGTTAATGCCTCTTTGGCCGATGTCACCTGCATTGGCCGGCGGCAGTGGGTTATGCGGAACGCGGCATGACCCCATACCGCCTTCTTCTGTCCCGCGTCGGCCTGTCTCAGGCCGACGCCGCTGCACTTCACAAAGTCCGGTTAGACACCGTGAAATCCTGGTGTGCGGGCCGGAACCCCGCGCCGGCAGGTGTGCTCGCGGAACTGCGGGGGCTTTACGCGCGGCAGAAGCAGGCCGCTGACGAAGCGCTTAAGGCTATTGCAGGCCTGCCCGAGGTTAATAAAGTCGAACTCGGCTACGCGGTTGATGACGCCGAAGCCCAGACCATGGGCTGGCCCTGCGCCAGCGCGCAATGGACAAGCCTTGGCATGATTGCCGCCGACACTGACCGGCAGATCACACTGGCGCCGCGCGGCACCACAGTGGCGACAGCCGCCGCCGCTGACGCCCGCGAAAGCGCGGATTAAGCCCCCAGCACCGCCGCCGCGCGGGCGTAGATCGCGCGCCGATGCTCCAACCCATTCCGCCCGCCATTCACGCGCAGCGTAATGCTTTCCACCATTTCCCCGGCGCCCTGATCAGCCACATCATTCAGCCGGTTATCCGCCCAAAACAGCCCGGCAGACATCACCGCACCTTCGCGCGTGGCAGCCCAGGCCGCGGCGGCTTCTGGCGTATCCAGGCCATACACCTCAGCCAACCGCGTAAAATTGCGCCTGCCCGTGGTTTGGATCAGGCCGCGCGCGCGAAAAGCGTATCCGTCACCTGGCTTCACATTGCCCAGGTCTCGGCGCCCGCCATACACCAGATTCGCCAGCGCTTCCGGGTCGCGCACATAGCGCGCAGCCTCAGCCTCAGTCGCGAATCGGCGTGGCCATACCGCCTGGATGCGGCCAGCGGTGCGATAGAACAGGTCTTCTTCCGTGACGGTCAGGCCGCTGCTTTCATGCCCAACCTGCGCCAGAAAATGCGCCACGCGGCGCGGCGTGGTGATGGCGTAGCGCTGCATTGCCGCATCCAGCCACACCGCCCAATCGCCCCGCCCAGGGAAAATCGCGTCAAGCTGTTTGGCGGTAATGGCAGGATCAGGAACAGACATTTTCACCTCCGGCGCTGGCGCAAAGATGCGCTTGAACCAATTCATCGCGCGACCAGCCCGCGCACCAGGCGCAGCTTCGCGCGGCAATCTTCGCCAGCCTCAACCGTGTCCAGCATCCAGCGTGCGACGGCGTGATCATCCATCACGTCATCAAGGCCGGGCTGCGCCTGGCACTGAAGCAGGCTGGCGGGCACCACCACCTTGGGCTGCGCGCAACCCATCAAGGGCAGCCCGAACAGGGCCGCTAGTAGCGCAGGAATTCGAAGCTGGTGCATTGGCCACCGCCCTTCTGATTGGCTCCATTTTCGCCCGGCGCGCGGCGCTTTCCGCCGCAGCCTGTTCCAGCGCGGCAATCGCATGGTCGCGCGCCGCCACCTCGGCCTCTGCCGCCGCAGCCCGCGCGGATGCGGCATGGCGCCCCATGCGCTCCAGGCTGGCCCAGCCGATCAGCAGCGCAACCACACCCGCTAGCACCGCCAAGCGGCCAAGGGGCGAGCGGATGAACGCCAAGGCCGCGATCATCACTTCCGTTCCGGCAGGATTGCGGAGACCACACCAAGCATCACCGTGGCCACCAGCGCATAATGCGTCAGCGCGCCGTCACCCCGGTCCAAGCCCGCCACACCAAGGCAAACCCACACCAGGCTGCGCATGGTGCCGGGTTCGGCCAGCCGATCGCGCAAATAGGACAAGGCTTTCATGATTCTTCCCCTTCATCGGCTTCAGGCCAAAGCATTCTTTCCACCGTCATGTGCAGCCCGCGCATCAGCGCCGGGCTTTCAATCGGTACGGAAACCACCCGGACGCGATCAGCGTATTCTGCCGTGATCATGATGCTGACGGGCTTATCGGCCAGCACATCTTCCAGCGCCGCCACCGCATGCGCGGTCAGGTCAATGCGCGCCGGCACCGGCGGCTTTGTGCTTGCCGTCATGCGACCCCCAACTTTCATGTTTTGCTTGAAGGTTCAGCGCCACCCAAAGGCGGAAACCGGGCTGGCCCAATTCAACCCGAAGGCCAGGCCAGAAGCTTGCGTGTTACTGACTTCCATATCGAACCGGAAGTCATCCAGCGCGCCTTCACTGGCATGCCCGGCAAGCCGCGCAGCATCGGGCCGCGTGATCCGCACCAGCTTGCCGCCCGCTTCCTGGATGGCGCGCGCTTCATTCTCGAACCGCATGTCATCCACAATCACCGCCACACCTTCAGCGCGCAGCCGATTCGCGCGCATGATGGCCAGGCGCACCCAAATATCGGATGCCATGGCGCCCCGACCCCATTCCGTGCCGAGCGTTTGCATGGTGTAACGCGGCGTCCGCCCCGCCAGCGCTTCCATCGGCTGCGCTTTCAAATCACCTTCAAGCGCGCGATCAATTACATCCGCCGATTCGCCCGCTTCGCTCAGCAGCGCCGCCACCATGGCTTTTAACGGCGCGGCGAATTTCACCACCCGCCAGCCATGGCCGAACATCGCGCCGGCCAGAGTGGATTTCCCAGAACCAGGCGCGGGGCTGTAAAGCCCAAGCAACGGCGCCATCACGCCACCGCATCCCGGAACATATCGCCTTGCCGCTGCGCTTCTTCTATGCGGCGGCAGGCTATGTCGAAGTAGCGCGACTCAATCTCAATCCCGATGAAGGGATGTTTCATTGAAATTGTCGCAAGGCCGGTCGGCCCCGAACCCATGTATGGGTCAAGGATAACGCCGCCCGGCGGAACTCTTGCCTGCTGAATACACCAACGCATCAATTCAACTGGTTTCTGAGTAGGATGCGCGCCCCTTTGATCGGCAAGCTCGGAACTTTCAACAGCGGAACCGGAAGAAAAAAGCGGCTTCACGCGCACCACCTGGGCGCGATTGATCCAAGCCATTTCTGCATCCCCCTGATCATTGTAGCCACGCCCGCACCGCTTATCCCACACAAGCCAACCGCCGGCTGGCACGCAATTTGCGGGGAGGGGTAGCGAATTGTAAAAATGATGCGCGCCCCAAAGAACTACGCGATCTGCAAAAGCAAGCCATGGCGCCGGATCAAACGCCTCATCATCGCCAAAGATAGGCTGCCAATCACCCCATGCGCCACCTTTGCTTCGCTTTAACGCAAGCGCCTGCCCATAAGGCGGATCTGTAATCACCGCCGCTGGCCGATCCAACCCCGGCGCAATCTCCCGGCAGTCGCCCAGGTAAAGCGTTGCCAGCCCAATCTTTTCCACGCGCATCACGCCACCGCCACAAATTTCACTTGCTCACGCGCCGCCGGTTCATCGCAGAAAACATTGAAGGGCAGGTTCGGCCCAAAGCGCGGATGCACAAAAAACAAACTTTGCGTGGGCGGCGCGAAGCTGTAGCGCTGCATCCGGCTGTATTCATCAAACCCCTTCAGGGTGCCATTTACCACAAGCCCTGAATGCGGCTGCCAAATGCTTTGATGGAAATGGCCCAACAGCAACACATCAAAGTCGCGCCCAAGGGAACGCTCCGCCCGGCCGGTTTTAATTGCGCCACGCATGATGGGCCCCAGCGCGCCGATAAGCCCGTCTCCGCCCTTCACGCCCAATTCGTGCCCATGCATCGCCAGAAACCGCGTGCCCGCCACCTGGAAAAGCGCATCGCCGCTTGCCGGTATCTGCCAGGTAATGCGCGCATCATCGCGCAGCCGATCCGATAGCGCCTCATAAATCGCGTGGTCAAAGCAGCTTGTGGCGCCGCCCTTGGCCATGGGCTTTTTCGTCAGGCGCCCGTGGTTGCCCGGCACGCACACCGCATGCACGCGGCCAAAGGCTTCAGCCAGGCGCAGCAGCGCGGCATGCAAGCGGCTGACACACCAATTTGCCGCAGTCGGCGGCGCGCACCAATCCGTGCGGAACAATTCTTCATGCAACCAGCCAGAGACAAAATCCCCACCCAACACCACCACAATGCCGGGATATTCAGGCGTTTTCACGTGATGAAAGGCCAGATGCAAAACCCTATCAATCACGGATTTCACGCGCCTATCGGCAACCGCCGCGTTGAATTCATTGGCGCCATGCACCTGCGCCGAATCCACCGTTTCCCCAATATGCCAATCGCTCAACATCAGCACCGGCACGCCCGGCGCATCCTTGCCGGCGGGCACGCGCACGGTCCAGCGCGGCAGGGCTTGCGGGCTTTCATGCAATTCAGCGGAAAGCGCGCGGAACCTATCTGCCTGGGCTGCCTTGGCGTCCGCCTCCGCAAGCATGCGCGCCAGTTCCCGGTTCTTTGCCTGCAGGCTTTTGAAGGCCACCCGTTCTTCGGCGTTCATTTCCGGCAGGCGCTTGATACCGCTATCCTTATGCCCCCGCGCTGGCGCCACCTTCAGCCCGGCTTGTTCGGCGCGCATCAGCCGATTGTGCATGGCGTTATGCCCAATGCCCAGCGCCTGCGCCGCGCGCATCTTGTTATGCCCGGCCTTGTCATAGGCCTTTACGGTCTTGATAAGTTCGGCACGGCTGAGCGGTGTCGGCGGCATCCTACAGATCCTTCACAAACAGCATCACACTGCGTTCCAAGGTGCGCGCGCCCGCCGTCACAATCCGGCACGTGATAGTGTAATCCGTGCCCGCGACCCCGCCGGAAAGCCAGGTGGTTGCCACCCCGCCCACCACAGACTGCACGCCCGCAGTCAACCCCGCCGGCACGGTCCATGTCGCGCCGCTGATGGTGTCGGCCGGGCTGGTCAGGCCAAGCTGATCAGACCAGTTCAGGGCATAATCCAGCACATCGGCCGGATCCTTATCCGGCCAACGCAAGGTGGCAATCGGCATATGGTTTTCCTTATTTGATCAGGATGATGCGCGCGGAAGCACTAGGCGCCCCCAATGCGCCGCACGCCTTCAACGCGCGCGGCACGGGCCAGCGCCGCCACCAAAGCAACACGTTCAGCCGGCGGCACCGCTGGAATCGTGACAAAGGGGCTGAATAGAATATCCGCATCGGTCAGGAACGGTACGCCAAGGGTAACCGCACCCGGCGCGATTAATGGCGCGTAAAGCGCAGCGCCAGAAGGCAGGAAGGAAAGCGAAAGCCCACCCGAACCCGGCGCAACCACGGGCCCGAACAGCACATTACTAGCGGGCAGGAAGGGCAGGCTTAGTGACTGCGCGGGCCCACCAGCCAAGCCAACCGATGGCGCGTAAAGCACCCCGCCCGAAGCCAGGAACGGCAGGCCAAGCGTAACCGGCCCCGGCGCGAGCGATGGCCCGAACAGCGCAGCGCCAGAAGCCAGAAAGGGAAGGCCCAGCGATTGCGCACCGCCACCCGCCAAACTGACCACCGGCGCGTGGAGCACATTGCCAGAAGCCAGGAAGGGAAGGACCAGCGCAACCGGGCCAGGCGCAACCAATGGCGCGTAAAGCACGCCGCTGGATGCCAGGAAGGGCAAGGCCAGCGATTGTGCCCCGCCCCCCGCCAAACTAACCGATGGAGCATAAAGCGCGGCGCCAGACGCCAGGAAGGGCAATCCAACCGCAACCGCACTAGGCGCGACCACGGGCGCGTAAAGCACGCCGCTGGATGCCAGGAAGGGCAAGGCCAGCGATTGCGCACCGCCACCCGCCAAGCTAACGGATGGCGCATAAAGCACAGCGCCGGACGCCAGGAACGGAAGCGCCAGCGATTGAGCACCGCCGCCCGCCACCGCACCCAGCGCAGGCGCGCGAATACGCAGCATGTCAGTCTCCGATTAGGGGTGGGCGGTTGCGGAAGGGATGATTGGCGGGAAGGTTGGCATCAAGGCCCCACTTCCACGCAAGGTATCCTTCAATGGTTCTGCGATCTGGCAAGGTTGGTTGAAAAAGGGTAATCACCACCTCTGCGATTTTTCCTCGCCAACCACGGTTATTTTCGTTTCTGTCAGCCCCAATCCACATAAATGTCCTACCGGCACTCGCTGCCCCATTGTCCCCCCACAGAAATGGCGAATGGATCGTGGGCAACGGAGTCGCAATCGGATCATTGCCATTCAGAAAAACCGAGCGCGCGCCGAACCATTGGTTGGAAGCTTCTGCAAGAAAAAGGTCATTATTCCCGGCGTAGTTGAATGACAGCAGCCCACTATAGGCTGCGAACGGATTTGGCCCTTCCCAATGGGCAACGCCAAAAGTCCTCACCGGGTTAAATGCTGCGCCAGTCCAACTCAGTCTGTTGTTGTTCTGTGCGGCTCCATAATTGATCGCAGGCCGATTGTTGAACCCGTTTGCAGTATAGGTCGGGCGCTGCAAAGCAACTGCGGTCAGGTTTCGTCCGTTGCCGCTCTTGTCTCGCCATTCCGTGACTGCGCCGCTCGCCGTCGCTATCGTGGCCAGATCGGCGGCGTCGTACCACGCGCCAAGGCGCAGTGCATCCGGCGACCAAAGCCGCCGCTGCAAGCGCGCCTCGTCCAGCGGCGAAACCCCGCGCGGCATCTCAGGTCACATCCTCGTTGTAGGGGCGCACGTAAAGTTCGTTGCCGCTGGCCGCTGTCGAGACGCCTGCGTTGTTCACGATCTGCAAGGTGACGGGGAAGGGATAGAGGCGGACCATCGGGATAATGGCAACCTTCGCGCCTGTGGTCGTCGTCAGCGGCGCGACATAGCTGTCGAATGGCCCCCCGTTAAGGTCCGGCGTGTCGGTCCCGTCCCCGGCATAGACGCGCAGCGTGATCGAGCCAGCCGTCGCCGGGGGAAGCGACCCCAGCTTGACCGTGACCGCCGCGTAAAGGTCGCGCGCCGTGCTGTTGTCATAGCTGATCGCCGATCCGGCAGAGCCGTTTGCCAGCGAGTTGAACGTGGTGCCAGCAAGGTTGGATGACCTTGAACCGGGCGTTGCCCATTTTGCGACGGCCATTTTATACACTCCCTCTCTCAAGGCCAACGCTTCGCGCTGTCACCTCAATGCCGTTTGATTCTGCCCAGGATGGAATTTTCACAGTGCCCGCCAAGATTGCGGCTTTGGTCGCGGGCAAAAGCAACCCCATGTCTTCCAACGCCCCAAGCAGGGCCATCACCCGGCCCGCCGCGCCAGGGGCGTTTGGGTCAACGCGCAGATCACGGTCCACGGCGTCCAGCATTGTTCCAATCGCGATCAAACCCGGTGTTGGAATGGGAATGCTTTGATTGCCCGGCGCGACATCTGCCGGGAAATGGCCGAGCCTCGCCACAATACGCAGCATCGCAAGCTCGCCGCTCAGCACGGCGGGCTCTGCAATCGCCCGGCAGGAAAATTCGACCGGAACGGCGGGCAGCGTCGCATCCGGCGCATTCAGCGCATTCGCCGCCTGCACATCCGAAAGCGCAGTCATGTCAGGCTGTTGCAGGCGCTCGCTCAGGACGGTCATCTTACACTCCTATAAGGCCGCGTTGCGCGTAAAGGTGGCCAGGACATCCGGCGCAGTGTTGTAAAAATTTCACGCATGGCTACAGCGCGAACCAGCCAGACGCATTGACCGTGATATTGATGTCCCCACCATTCGGCGTAACCGGCAGGCCCGTGACACCCGTGTCATAAAAACCAATCAGCCGCGAAGTGCTGGGCGTGCCCGTATCAATGTAAAGGATCAGCGCTTCCGAAACATCGCCGGTCACCGCCGTGAAGGAAGGATCAGCGCTGTCAAAAACCCCATTGGTAAAGGTTTTGCTGGCCAGGTTGCCACTGGTCGCCACGCGGCCGCCTGCCGCCACGTCAGACAGGAATTCATGCGCGGCGGAGTAAGTATAATCCGCCAGATCAACCAGCACGGCTTTGATGTTGCCGCTGGAAAGGTTCACGCCGCCCTGCAGCGACTGTTCCTTGAATTTCGGGTAGAGTGCGTTTGCCATGGCTCATTTACCTTTCGGGTGCCGTTCGAGATAAGAAGTGAGTAAATCCAGCCCGCGCGTGCCCATGGCACCAGCCAGGCCAGCCGCGCCGCAGGTGATGAAGATCGCCCAGGAATCCGCCTTTAAAGCCGGGTCCAGCCACACCGCAGCCGCGGCGGCGATAACGCCAAGCGCCGCGCCCACAAAGGCTTCAATCACCAGCCGCCAGCCACGCGCGCCGCCCTGCGCGGCGAAGGCCACGCGCACAACCGCGCCCATGCCAGCCGCCGCCGCTGCGACCTTGGCTATAAAGCCAATCGAATCATCAGACATGATGGATTTCCTTACGGATACAGGATCAGATTGGCGGCTTCAGCCGCGCGGAAACGCCCAACCAAAGGCCAATGCCCGCCGCGATCAGCGCAACCAAAAACAGTCGCTCATGCGCGCCGGCGATGGCCACGGCCATTGCCGCGCCGGCAGTCACGAAAAGCGCATCCTGCGTGCAATCGCGCGCATTGGCCCAAGTTCTGTCTTGCAGGAAGTCAGGCACTTCTTTCACCAGCACGTAACCAAGAACCGCCGCAGTGAAGGCCCATTGCGGAGGCCGGATGAACAGCAGCCCGCCTGCCACCACCGCGCCGATCATGGCATGCGCCATCTGCCCAGCCGCCCAGGCAAACCACCAATCGCGTTGCGCGCTTGGCGTGTTCAATTCCGCCAAGATTAAGCGAAAGGCGCGACGCCATTCAATCACGGAATGGAAGCCCCAAGCGTGAAAATCGCGTCCACCTGCTCGCTTGTCGCAAGGCCGGCGGCAATCATGGCGGCGATAAGCTGATGGCCGCGCGACACTTCACGCATTGTTGCCCAGGTTAAGCGGCCTGCAAATGCGTCTGGGGCTGGTAATTCAGCGAAAACCGCATCAATCGCCGCCGGTACTGTTCCCATGCGCGCGGCGGCAAGCGCCTCCGCTTCCGTAATAAATCCGGTCAGGGCAAGGGCGATGAATAGCTGGCGGTTGGTCAGGACGATCGGCTGATCCGGCGGCGGCTCCGGCGACGGCTCAGGCGGCAGGTCCACACCTTCAGCAGCGGCGGCGACGGCAGGGAATAACGGATCGTCGGCGGTGACGTGATAATCCCAACCAGTGGTTGCCATACGGATAACGAAAGAGCCGTCGGGGCGGCTGTGCTTTAACTGCCACATTACGCGGTCCTCCAAATGAAGCCATAGATAAAGTGACCACCCAAACCCGCCAGAACGGTCGTGCCGCCAGCTATCCCGGAAGCCGCTGCCATATTACTGCCGCCTGGAACCCCGCCAGTGGAACTGTTGACGCGGAACATGAAGTAGGCATAGGTGCCGCCCGCAGGCAGGGTGTAGCCGTTGCCGACAGACGCCGAGGTATCAACCTTATCCCACAGTCCAGCGCCCGCCGCCGCTTGCGGCAGTGGGGCTGCGCCTGCCAAAGTTCGCATACCCGCAGTCGTGGCCGGCTGAACCGCCGTCACCACCCAATTGCCGGAACCAAGGCTTTCCACATCCGCAATATCGCCAACACCAAGGGCCAAATTCGCGGCACCGGGGCAGATCAGGCTGGTAGCGTTATGCGTGATGGTGAGGCCGGTCGCGATACGCAGCCGCTTGCGCACACCGCTTGCAGCCGTGCCGAAGCTGCTGATGCCCGTGGTGCCGGTAAGGCGTAAGCTACGCGATGCTTGCGCACCCAAATCCACCGTCGCGGCACTGGCCACGTCCGCCCAGGCAATCACGCCTTCGCTTGGGATGTAGATATTCGCCGTGATGTCCAGCCGACCCAACTCGATCCATTCGGCCCCATCATATTGCTTGACCGTCCAGACCGTGGCGCTGGGCGTATCATCATCCACCCAGACCATGCCGGCCAATGGGAAAGGTGGCGCACTTGGCCCCTTCATGGAACTGCCCAGCGCAGCCAGGGCATTATTTGCATCCGCCCGGAACGCCGCGCCCGAGCCATTATCAAGAATTAAGTCATGCTGTGACATCAGATCACCTCATCCGCCGCCACGCGCAGCTGCGTGACTTCGATGTTGAATTCATGTTGATAGGAACGAAGCTGGCAGCGGAACTGGAAAGCGCGCGCCCTGAATTCTGCCTGGTCCAACCGCTGCCAGCCGGACCAGGTGGGCGAACCGCCGGGGTTGTCATCAGTGCGGCGCACCTCAACCCAGGCATCCGCTTCACCACCAAACACGCCGTCAACTGAAAGCCAGTCATCAATATCCGAAACGCGCTGATCCACATTCGTGCCGAAGGCCGCCACGCTGGCCAGCAAATGTGCGCTCAGGCGTATGGGCTTCACTGTGGTCAGGTCTATCCCGCCCGCGAAGGTATAAGTGCCCGTGGCGCTGATAAGGCCCAGCCCATCAACATCCGCCACCGCATCCACTGATGCAACCGAATCCCACTGGCCAGCGCTGTCCAGCTTCAGCACGCCGGCTGATGCCAACACACTCGTCTTGGCGCCGGTAAAGCCCGCGTCTTCCTGGATGCTGCTGACATTCGCGAAAGGCAGCGCCGTCGCCTGGATGGATTGAATGGAAGCCGCCGCACCATACACACCGCCCGCATCAACAGCGCGGATGAAGTAAGTGCCCGCGCGCAGCGGCACCGGGGCGAAGGTAGCCTCCCCATTCAATGCAGGGCCCAAGCTGGTGGAACCGGCCCATGTGGGGCTGCTGACGCTGGGCGTATGGCGAATTTCGAAGCGACCGCCCACACGCACATCAATTTCTGGGTGCCGATCCCAGCCGAGCCACGCAAAGCCACCGATTGATTGAAGGTTTAGACCGGTCACCGCGCCAGGCGGTTGCGCAGCCAAAGCGCCGACTGAAAACTGCAAATTAGCCCAATTGCCGCGGCTTGAATTACTCACCGCGCGCACACGAAAATCATAAGCACCCGCCGAAAAGTCAGAAACCAGCGCAGGCGGGGCCAAAGCACCCGGCTGCCCGCGCCAAATATTCTGCCCAGCATCTGAAACCTGCACTTCGTAGCCAGTGATAAAAGGGCTTGCAGGTTCAAGCCAATTCAACGTCACGGCTGTGCGCACACCAGCACCGTCGCGCGTGACATAAAGGCTTTCTGTGGCTTCAAGCCCCTTCGGCGCTGGCAGGTTGAAGGGGCTGATCAGCGTGGTATCGGCAATTTCCCGCGTATTGGCAGCCGCATCCCAGGTCCAAGCATAGGATGCTGCCTGTTCTTCCTGCATGATCAGGCTGATCAAGCCGCTTTCCGGACTGAAGGACCAGGACATGATGCGGAAGGGCTTGGCCACCCACCCCAGATCAGGAATGGTCAGGGCCACCACCTGCCAGACAGTCAGGTCAAGGCTGGCATAGCGAAAGCTGCCCTTGAACATGATGGACTGACGCGCACGAAGCAGAAGCTGCTTCGCGATACGCTGGGCGCGCGTGGCATCCAGCACGAAGGGCAGATCAATCTCCCGCCAGATTTCTTCGCCATCTTCCGTAATCAGCGCCGCCGATTGCTGGGGCGGAAATTCGGAAGACTGCCAGAAGCGGCCCGGGTCAATAAAATTCCCGCGCACGGAATTGAACAGGTCGCGCCGCGGGGGCTTGGTGGTGACCTCAAAATCACCGGCCATGTCAGAAGGCGTCAGCGTGATGGCCGGCGCGTTATAGGCACCGCCATAGATGCGGTATTTGCCCGCCACATAAACCAGCGCGCCGCCGCCAGGCGCCAGCATTTTTTCGATGATGTCGATCGGCGCTTCATCCAGCGTGAAGCTGCCGTCCAGCGTGTAGCGCTTTTGCGTTTCCGTGCCGGCCTGGTTCAGGGGCACGGCTTCATCGGCAAGGTTGGCAGCGGCGATGAAGCTGGGCAGGTCTATTTCATCATCAGTCGCGGCCAGCCCATATTCGGCTTTCAGATAGTCCAGAATGCAAAGCGCCCAATTATTCGCGTAAGCCGTGGTGCTGGTGCGCGGGTCCAGGATGGCGCTTTTGCCGGTGACCTCAGCGCTGATGTTGGGAATGCCGTAGGGGAACAGATCGGCATTAAAGCGCATGCGCAAATAGATATAGGTTACGCCCGTAAGTCTATCGGCGGCGGTCCAGCCATCTGGGCTATTGGCCACCAGGTCAGCATCGGCGCTGGTCTGCGTGCCAAGGTAGCGCCTGACATACACGCTGTTGGTGAAGCGCCCCCCAACCACCAAGCCATTCCCGTCAATCTCCGCGGCCGCGATGCGCGTTTCACCAAGCCAGACAGCATCAATGCTTTGGCAGGCATGATCCGCCAGCGGGATCACCAGCAGTATCCATTCCTTCTGTTCGCCATAGGAAGCTGCGTAGATCAGCGGGCCGGATACGCGGGCGCGGCCATAGATGATGCGGCGGGCTTCCGCACTACCACGCACTAGGCGCTTGGCGTCCTGCGCTTCTGCCGCAGTACCGCCCGCATCCCGAGACTTCGGCTTACCCGTAATGCTTTGCACAAGCTGCGCACCAGCATAAGCGACAACCGCGCCGGCCAAAGCGCCAATCATGGTGGCGCCGACGATTCCAATCGTTATGCCAGCGACAACAGCGCCCGTCACTGCGGCAGTCACACCAGCGGTCGCAACCGCCGCGACAACCGCAACCACCACCATCGGCATGGCCTAAACCCCCCAAGCCAGGGTAGCGCGGCGCAGCGGCACGAAGGCCAGGCCGCGCGCGCCAGGGGCCGCGATATGCGGGCCGGTCACCACACCGCACACCAACTGATTCTCCAACCCAATCAGCGCCACGTCACCGCGCTGCGCGCCCGCTGGCGGCAATTCCGGGGCACCAAAGGCCGCCATAACGCGCGGCAGGAAGGCAGCAATGCCACCTTCCCCCATCAGCGCTTCCGCCTGCGCCTCATTCACGTAGCGGCCACGATAATCCGCCAGAAAGTCCCGTCCGGTCATGGCCAGCACCGCATCAGCCGCCAGCACGCAACAATCATTCACAGCCCAATCGAAAGGGATATCGCGCCGCGCTTCAATGAAGGCAGCCAGCCTTTCCGGCCAATCGGGCAAGCGGGTGGTGCGGATCATCCCGTGAAGCTCCGCGCGGGCCAGATGATTTCTTTTTCCGTGGTGGCGGACAGAAACCGAAAGCTACCATCGGCGGGATTGCGCCGGCGCTGTTCATCATCCGTGAAGCGCAGAATGCGCGGGCGATCCCAATCTGCCAGCCGGTTTTCCAGCCGGCAGGTCACGCTGGCCTGGGCGCCAAGGGAAATATCAAGCTGATCCATCCGGCCCCGAAACACCACCAAAGGCG